TTATGCATCGGAAATGGGGTTGTTTGTATCTTCATCAGTTACCACTTCTTTTTCCGTTGTGGTTTCTTCCTTAGTTTTGTTAGGAAAGATAGGTCTGCCTTCTTCTTCAAGTCGCTGCATCTCCTGTGCGGAATCAGTAGTATAAGGACTTTTCTCCATAATTGTACGCTTAGAAATAGCACCAATTTTATACTGGATATACATATTCTCAAAGTCCTGCTTAGTGTCAACCGGCTTATTGATATTGAATGTCACATTGAGAGAATCAAAATCCTTATCAGAAAAGCGGATATGCTTAATATTAAGGAGCTTACGCATATACTCCCATCTCTGACGGAATCCATCAAGCAAGGAGTTCATATTCTGCTTACCTCTGTTTTCTGTAAGCTGGTACACCATTGACATAGAGTTTTCAGACACGTTAGCAATATTGCTCTGACCTAAGATAGATGAGGGAATAGCAGCTACAAGGTTGAACTGCTGGTAAAGCTGGTCAAACTCATACTTGATACAGTTATAGTCCATCACCGCATTGGCATATTTGAAATCAGCACCTTCCTCCAAACATAATACCTGTCCGGAAATCTGTGAAGAAGTCATATCTTTTTCGGTAAGTTTTGCACCGGTCATCACTCCTACTGGATTCAGTGACAAAGTAGTAATACCATCATCCACCTTAGACAAAAGCCATTCAACTCTATCCTGAATGGGGATAAGGTCAAGCATCATACTATCGCCAAACTGGTCATAGTCTGACCTTTCCATACCTACATAATGAATCGGCAATCCGGTTAAATTCTTCTTTCTGGAGACCCTTCTATTATTCACGTATGTATCAATGTGTGTAGGATAGTAAATAACAAAATGCTCCGTGTTATCGGTCTTATTCTTCCAATGCTCAACAAAGTAAGAATACTCTAAATTCTCATTGTAAATGGGGTATGAGTCTTTGTTTCTGAACACCTTAGATTTAATACTCTTAGTGTTTTTGTCCCAATAGACGTACTCGAAAGCATTACCATAAGTGATAAGCTCGTATAAAATCTGCCAGTCAGTCTTAGAATACAGACCCTTGCGGTAGTAGTTATTCATAAGCTCAACTGCCTTAGGTGTACCTGTGATAGAAACAGGGTTTCCAAGTAAGTATGCGGTATGGAAATTGACCACTGTTTTCAAGCCTTGAAGAATGATTGCAGCCGGGTCAAAAGTCGTACCCTTAAAGATGAATTTATAGTCTTTTCTTCTTAAAACATCGTGGCTTCTAAGTAAGTGACTATGAATAGTTCTAACCTGTCCCTGTCTGAAGGTATGTTCGGATGAGCCAATTACCGACTTGAAATAATCAAGTCCCGGCTCACTACTAAACGGTCTTTTAATTTTATCATAAAACATAGTTGTTTTCTCCTTTTTGTAATAATCATTAAAATGGGGTCAAAAAAAGACAGCATTAGTTACCCGGAAGGTAATAATACTGTCTTGATTTCAAGCCTTGTAAAGCCATTGCGAAAGCCATAACGGTATCATCGTGACCGCTAATAGCTTTCATACTACCGTCAACTAATTCAAAGAATTTCATCTCTTGCAAAAGCTGTTTTGAGTTGACCAAACATTGACCAGTCTCAAACCATTCCTGCATATCTGAAATCATAATGGGTTTACTCTTTGAATCGGTGTTCCAGCCGATTTTACGCTGGCTTTTACCGGTCTTTTGGTCGTATGTCTTATACTTAAACATATTGATATATCGGTAATCGTGTCTGATTTTGTCAACGATGGTATGCCCTGCGGAAGCCTTTTCAACTACAAGCAATCCACCGTTATACCAACACGCAATCTTATATACAAGCTCTGCAAACTCATAAGGTTTAACCTCATTGCTGCGCCACTCCAAACACTGAAAACCACTATCGTCAACAATGGAGATAACAGAGAAGTCATTACTTCCACCAAGTCCTTCACCGGTATCAACACCGATGTAATACCTCTTATTCTTGACCGGCAATTTCCAGATGGTCAAATTGCCCTTATGCTTCTTGATAATGGGGTCAATTTTATTCGTCGGTAATTGAAGAATTGCTGTGTTGTGTAATCCGTTCATTCTTGCTTGAATGATAGATGTATTAAATACATTAGAGCCGGTATTAAGAAACGCCTCCAGCGGATTAGAGGGAAATTCTTGACAAAACTTTGATTCGCTGCTATTGGAGATTTTTAATCTTCTCCACATAAGCTGCTCCAATGAAGCACCCTTCTGATAAAGTGCGGTTTCGTTTTCGTCAAACTCATCCTCTGTCAGATAGTCCCCGAAAATCTCTTTATATCTCTTAGTAAACTCTTTGTATTCATCTGCGAACATTCGCTTATCCTGTACCCAAGAAAAGAAAAAGGGTTTCCACAAAGGTTTTTCGCCTGAGACTGTTTGTGACCACAATTCAGAAAAGCGGTTAAGTCCATTCGCTGTTGATTCAAGAATCATACAGCCATCAGGGACTAAGGCTTGCTCAATAGCGGTCAACTGTTTATCTAAGTATTCATTCATAAACGCCACTTCTGACAAGTGAACAAAGCTCAGTGTAGCACCACGGGCATTATCCTTGCTTCCGCAAGTACACACAATGATTCTGCTATTGTTTACGAATTTCAATTCTTTTCGGTTGTTTGCAATGGTTTCAAGTCTCACGCAATCCGGCAAATCACTATACATCTGCTTCAACTTCTCAAAGATGTTGTTTACAGAGTCAAGAGAATAAGCCATAATCATACACACTGAATTAGGCTTAGTGATAGCCAAATATAAAGAATAAGCCAAGGCAACTGAGGTAATACCCAACTGTCTTGACTTCAAAATAATATTGAATTTTTCCTTGTTTCGCATAACATATTTTTGCTGCGGATTGAACTTGAAGGGAACAACTTTTCCTCTTTTATCAACGATGTTGACGAAGGTTTCAATCCATAAAATAGGGTCAGCAAGAATACGGCGCAACTTTTCTTTATTAGTCACAGTATCACCGCCTTAAAATTCCATCTTAAAATCTTCTGTGTCTGAGTAGTCCACACTGGCACTTGCACCACGCAAAATAGCTTTGAGTTCGTCATCCTCACTATCTTTGAAGAACTTAGTCTTAAACTCCATATACGCCTTCAGAGCTTGCACGTCTCCACCCATTGCCAAGTCATAATATTTGTTGAGTAATTCAATATCTCTCTTGCCGTCCAGTCGTTTCAACAATACCTTGATTGCAGCCTGAACCTCCTCTTTATAGAGAGACTTTTCAACGCTTTGTTCAGTACGTCCTTGCAAAGTCTTATACTTATTGCACAAATCCGAATAAGTTTTAATATTATCTTCCTCAGGGATAGCATCGGGAGCATATTTCCAGAGGATGTAATACATAATTGCATCGTTATTTAACATCTGTTTTAAAGTTCTAATAATACTTTTTTCAGCAGCCATAGTAAATAAAATCGTCCTTTCATTGATATATTTTTTTTGATTTAAGAAATAGAAAAAGCCGTGCAATTCATTACGAACTACACGGCTTAAATCGTGAAAAGCAATCCTAATTCCGATACAATTAAGACTGCCACTATGGGATTATCTATGCTTGATTAAGGCATAGAGATTAAAGCACAAACACGCTCACTTATGCTCTAATCTCTGTGTCTTGTCTTATTTGCATTTATGATATATAATAAGTATGCGAAAGTGTAACATCTTGCACCGAAAGCATACTATTTTTATTTAAGGAGGGTAATCATATGATTATCACGAAAAACTACACCATTTTACAAAATAAAAAAGGGGCTATGTAGTCTGTAATCTCGACATACCAGTTTGTCCCTCTTGTAATTCCCCTGTGAGGGTCAGGGACAGCCGTAAACGGCTTGTTAAGGATTCTGAGGGAAACAGATACACCTTTACTTTAAGGCGTTTACAATGCCTTAAATGCGGTCAGGTACATACAGAAATTCCAGATTTCATTGAGAAGTTTAAGCACTACTCCAAACCAACAATAGAGAAAGTAATCTCCGGCTCAGATGATACTTTCAGTGGAGATAACAAAACAATATACCGCTGGAGGAAAAAATAGCACACCAACTTTGCCTTTATCATTTCTTCTTTTCGCTTTAAAATAGGTACAAGCTATCTTAGGAGAAAGGAAGCAAGCAGTGAAAAAGATGCACATATTTTTAATTCTTATCGCTGTGATAGTAATTCTGGTATTGTTAATTTTCCTTTTGCGGTCTTGCAATGTAAATAAGCCGCCTGACAAGGGAGACACGCCATCCACAACGACATCCAGCACACTTGACTTTACACCGGCTATTGATTATGAGGATAAGTCAATCACTATTCCCGGCGTAACCGGAATCAACCTCAAAGCTGGTCAATTAGAACAGAAGGTAGATTTCTTTAATCCCAATAATAACCCTTGCTATTTTGTTATTTCTCTATATCTGTCTGACGGTACACTAATCTATAAATCAGATTTCATTGCACCTTCAGAGCATATAAATAATATCAAGCTCACGCAAGTATTGAAACGTGGGGTTTATGGAAATTGCCGGTTAGTTTATGACTGCTACGCACTCAACAATAAAGCTACTCTCAATAGCGGAGAAGTTAAGCTGGAAATCAACTCTCAATGAAGAAAGGATTTATAATATTATGAAAAAGGTTTTAGCGTTAGTTTTATCTGTACTTATGATAGCTTCTTTCTCTACCACTGCCTTTGCAGCGGAAACAGAAGATGCTTATGCTGGCTCTGGTGAATTGGAAGTTACCGGACACATTTATTCTTCCTACACTATTACTATTCCGGCAACTATCAACATTAAGGACACACCTATCTGTGAAGTAACCGTTAATGATGCCTATATTGAGGAAGGTTATTCTCTGGACGTGTTTGCGACTAATCTCGAATCTGGTTTTCTTAGCTTAAAACATACAACAAACCAGTACGCAAGCACCGAATGCTATATACTTAGATATGAGGGTGACAGCACTATTAACGTATCATCATCCGATGAACCTATTGTATCTTTTACAGCATCCGATTTTCCGAATGGGACTTCCTGCGTTAAATATTTCGGACTTGAAATGTCACAATGGGGAACGCCGGGAGATTATACTGGAACGATGAAATACTCTTTTAGCTGTAATCCCATCGACTAAATAAGAAAGAGGCGTGACCGTCAAAAGTCACGCCTTAATCTTTATAATATACACTTTAACATTATGCTTTTCTGCAAGGTCAATCATATGTTTAGTACCTCTGCTTAGACCGTCCCAGAAAGCAAGTAAAACTCCCGTGTAACCATCGGACATAGAGAGAATAGCCATTTCTTCATTTCGTCTGTACCCGGCTGCTCTCCCATATTTATCCCATTTTGCAGGGCAACGAATAACCCTTATACCGTGCTTTTTGGCATAAAGTTCACCTAAACTATCCGCACCTTTGGCAGTGCCGCTTATTATCTCAACATTGTTTTTGTCTGAAATAAATTTAGAGAAATAACGGTCAACCACATATTCCAAATAGGGGTAGTTATTAAAGTTTCTACTTCCGGCAATGATTATTCGCTGTTTCATTGTTCCTTACCACTTATGTTTACAATTCTTGCATTCGTATTGTTTACCAATTTTTGAAGAAGCCAAACCCCAAGTAGCAACAGAAGCCGCCCTATTTATATTACCTATTCGACTTGTATTTCTGCTACCACAAGAAGGACAAACCGGATGTGTTCTTTCCCATTCAGCTTTTTGTCCTGCCTGATAAAATGCGTTTTGCTCTGCTATCTTTTCACATTTTTTCTCGTACTCTTTGAAGTTGCTTCTGACTAATTCTAAATCCTTTGAATTTAGCCGCCACTCACCTAAGAAACGACAGAATACAAAGAATGCAATAAATGTTGATGCAAGGAATAAGTATATCAGTAAGTCAAGATTCAGGTATCCAGCACCAAAAGCCAGACCAAATGAGCCGACACTTACTAAGATGGAGATAAGCATATTCTTAATACTTTTGGCTTTGCCGGTTTCAAGTTCCTTTATGACTTTTGCTTGCCTTGCTTTGTCATCCTCAACTACTTCTTTTGTTTTTGTCTTAGGCTGAGAATCATTTGAACCATAATATAAATCTTCATTGAAAAGCGGATTCTGTCTTATTTCCTGTAAGAGAAAAGAATACCATTGAGAAAAATCCCCATAACGCTTTTTTGACATCTCTTGATAATATGCGCTGTCATATTTCGATTCAACTAAGCCAACACGGGAATGACACTTTATACATTCTGTTCTATCGGGAAATTGTGTCTGACCGCAATAAGGGCAATAATAATGTTTGTTCATCTTCTTATCTCCCGTTACCATTTGTGTTTACAGGATTTACATTCATACTGTTTTCCGATTTTGGAAGATGCAAGTCCAAACGCAAACACAGAGGTAAGTCTATTTGCTGTTGATATTTTATTAACTCTGGTAGAGCCACAAACAGGACACTTAATGCTTTGCAGACTACTTTGAACGGCGGCTATCTGCTGTACCGAGTTACCGCCTCCGTGCTGACGGAACATTGAAACAACGTGGTCATACCAAGATTGTTTGCTACCAGCAAATGAATGTTTGAGTATGGTCATTAGTTTTGCCTTATTACTCTCAGAGCCATATTGCAAAACCATATATGCAGCGTAAAAGAATGGAGTAATGTAACAGTAACCACCACTACCGTCATCATAGAACTTTTGAATAGAGAGTACGGAATAAAGCTGATTAGTGAAATAATCCATACCTTCAGCAGACAGAGCTTTATAATTTATAATCTCACAATACTGTTTGCCGTTCATCCAGCTAAGTTTGCCGGGAATAAGACTAAGACCATCAATGATACTTTTTGCGATTAAGTCAGTCGCTTCTTGTTGACTGTGTTTCTGTTTAATATTATATACCTCTTGCATAACATTTGAAAAGATGTTACTTACATCTCCAACAGATGCGCTATTAGCGGCATACGCTTCAAATAAAACAACAATACCGTTTACACTCTCTTTCAACTCAGCAGCTTCAAGAGGGAATCCACAGTGAATACAAGCCAGTGACTTGTCAGAAATTTCTTTTCCACATTCAGGACATTTGATAAGAGCCATATCTATTACCTTCCTTAATATGAGTAGTAATTCATCCAAATTATGTATGCCTGTTCAGAGGTAATTCCATATTTAGATGCTGCTTCCTGCATTATTTGGTCAGAATATTTATCACCAGCATAGCCATTGTTAAGACTATCGTAGTAATCGTATCTTCCTTCTATATAATAACAAATTGATTGCTTATTTGAATCGGTTAAAGAACTATACCTTTTATCAGTTGTGTTATGAGCCTCACAATATGTTACATCTCCACATTCTTTTGAGCAGAAAGGAAATTCACAAATATTTGTCGATAGCTCACCGGTAACAGAGTAGTAATTTGTTTTGCCGTTTTCAAATATTTCTTGTAACACACTATCCTTCAGTTCATATGTACCTTTTGTATGTGACGAGTAAAAAGAAGTTCCCTCAGGAATATCAACAGAGAAAGTGATTTTAGACCCAGATGGAGAATCACTCTGCATATCTCTTACAACATTAAGTTCTCCATTCTCCTGTGTAATGGAAAGTGTTATTTCCATATTGTTGCAGGAATTTTCTTTTAGACATTTCCATTCGCCAACAAATACAGATTGTTCATTTATTCCAGATGTTTCAGATATGTTATTACCATCATTTGAGGACGGGGCAACATCACAACTACACAGCAGTATTGTTATGATTAAAACAAATACTAAGCTAATTGATTTTTTAATCTTATTCATCGCAAGCAAACTCCTTTATTCTCAGCTATGAGATTATGACCCTAACGCATACTACAAGTACATTTTAGCATACTTTTTATTCAATGTCAACTGGATTGATACACATATCAACCTAATACTTACGATAATAAGGTAAACTATCTTAGAACGGAGGTGTTAATATGGTCAACTTTGGCGATAAGCTAAAAACTCTGCGTACAGAAGCAGGAATGACCCAAACAGAATTAGCCAAGCGGTTAAGCATAACAAAGTCTGTTGTATCTTACTACGAATTGCAGGAGAGAACACCTTCACCGGATGTACTCATTCAGTTAGCCGATATTTTTCACGTAACAACGGATTATCTCTTAGGCATTGACCATAAGAAGATGATAGATGTATCTGACCTCTCAGATGAGGATATGCACTTTCTCTTAATCACCATTGAAACACTCCGCAAAAAGAATAAAAAGTAAAAGGACTTTATCACCAGCACGGATGATAGAGTCCTTATTTATTATCATTATTATTTAAAAGATAACTAAGCAAAGACGAGATGAAATACAAAAAGAGCTATGCCAAATGAATGACATAGCTCTAATTTGTTTTAGATTAGAATATTGAGTTCAATATTCTGCCATTGTAGGATTCTGTGTTTCGTGGACTCAGCATAAAGGTAAGCCTTTGCATCATCCTTAGTAAAGATTTTTTGATAAACCTTTACAAACGAACTCTGATTTACCCTTGAAATCAGGTCAAAATTACTTCCTACTTTCGTTAATTGCAGCCTGAGCGGCGGCGAGGCGGGCGATCGGGACGCGGAAGGGAGAGCAGGAAACGTAGTTCAGGCCGATCTTGTGGCAGAACTCAACGGAGACGGGGTCGCCGCCGTGCTCGCCGCAGATGCCGCAGTGCATCTCGGGACGGACCTGCTTGCCGAGGGTAACGGCCATTTCCATAAGCTTGCCAACGCCGTTCTGGTCCAGCTTGGCGAAGGGGTCGTTCTCGTAGATCTTGCTGTCGTAGTAAGCAGAGAGGAACTTACCTGCGTCGTCACGGCTGAAGCCGAAGGTCATCTGGGTGAGGTCGTTGGTGCCAAAGCAGAAGAACTCGGCTTCCTTGGCGATCTCGTCGGCGGTGAGGCAGGCTCTGGGGATCTCCATCATGGTGCCGACTTCGTACTTGAGCTCAACGCCGGCCTCGGCGATCTCGGCATCGGCGGTGGCAACGACGATGTTCTTAACGAACTTCATCTCCTTGACTTCGCCGGTGAGGGGGATCATGATCTCGGGAACGATGTTCCAGTCGGGATGGGCCTTCTTGACGTTGATGGCGGCGCGGATAACGGCAGAGGTCTGCATCTTGGCGATCTCGGGGTAGGTGACGGCCAGACGGCAGCCACGGTGACCCATCATGGGGTTAAACTCGTGGAGACCGTTAATGATATTCTTAATTTCGGCAACGGACTTGCCCTGTGCAACGGCAAGAGCCTCGATGTCGGCTTCTTCGGTGGGAACGAACTCGTGGAGGGGGGGATCCAGGAAGCGGATGGTAACGGGGCAGCCTTCAAGGGCCTCGTAGAGCTTCTCGAAGTCACCCTGCTGATAGGGCAGGATCTTCTCAAGAGCGGCTTCTCTGTCCTCGACGGTGTCGGAGCAGATCATTTCACGGAAGGCGGCAATTCTGTCGGCTTCGAAGAACATGTGCTCGGTACGGCAGAGGCCAATGCCCTCAGCGCCCAGCTCGCGGGCCTTCTTGGCGTCGGCGGGAGTGTCGGCGTTGGTGCGGACCTTAAGGGTTCTGTACTTGTCGGCCCAGGCCATGATGCGGCCGAACTCGCCGGCGATCTCAGCGTCAACGGTGGGGATGATGCCGTCGTAGATCTTACCGGTGGAGCCGTCGATGGAGATATAGTCGCCCTCGTGGTAGGTCTTACCGGCGAGAGTGAACTGCTTGTTTTCCTCGTCCATGTTGATCTCGCCGCAACCGGAGACACAGCAGGTGCCCATGCCGCGGGCGACAACAGCGGCGTGAGAGGTCATGCCGCCACGGACTGTGAGGATGCCCTGGGAGGCCTTCATGCCGGTGATGTCCTCGGGAGAGGTCTCGAGACGGACAAGAACGACCTTTTCGCCTCTGGCGTTCCAGGCTTCGGCGTCCTCAGCGGTGAAGACGACCTTGCCGCAGGCGGCGCCGGGGGAAGCGCCCAGACCCTTGCCGGCGGGAACGGCTGCCTTAAGAGCCTTAGCGTCGAACTGGGGGTGGAGCAGAGTGTCAAGGTTTCTGGGGTCGATCATGGCAACAGCCTGCTTTTCGGAGATCATGCCCTCGTCAACGAGGTCGCAGGCGATCTTAAGAGCGGCCTTGGCGGTACGCTTGCCGTTTCTGGTCTGAAGCATGTAGAGCTTGCCGGCCTGAACGGTGAACTCCATGTCCTGCATGTCTCTGTAGTGATCTTCAAGAGTGGCGCAGACCTGGGTGAACTGAGCGAAAGCTTCGGGGAACTTTTCGGCCATTTCGGCAATGGGCATGGGGGTACGGACGCCGGCAACAACGTCTTCGCCCTGGGCGTTCACAAGGAACTCGCCCATAAGACCCTTTTCGCCGGTGGCAGGGTCACGGGTGAATGCAACACCGGTGCCGCAATCGTCGCCCATGTTACCAAAGGCCATCATCTGAACGTTAACGGCAGTGCCCCAGGAGTAGGGAATGTCGTTGTCGCGGCGGTAAACGTTGGCGCGGGGGTTGTCCCAGGAACGGAAGACGGCTTCAACAGCGCCCATGAGCTGTTCCTTGGGATCAGAGGGGAAGTCCTTGCCGATCTTGGACTTGTACTCAGCCTTGAACTGATTGGCAAGCTCCTTAAGGTCTTCAGCAGTGAGCTCGACGTCAAGCTTGACGCCCTTTTCTTCCTTCATCTTGTCGATGAGTTCCTCGAAGTACTTCTTGCCGACTTCCATAACGACGTCGGAGTACATCTGGATGAATCTTCTGTAGCAGTCGTAGGCCCAACGGGCGTTGCCGGACTTGGCGGCCATGACTTCAACGACTTCCTCGTTAAGACCGAGGTTCAGGATGGTGTCCATCATGCCGGGCATGGAAGCGCGGGCGCCGGAACGGACGGAAACAAGAAGGGGGTTCTCGGTATCGCCGAACTTCATGCCGGTGATGCCTTCCATCTTGTCGATATACTCCATGATCTGGGCCTGGATCTCGTCGTTGATCTTGCGACCGTCCTCATAATACTGAGTGCAGGCCTCGGTGGTAACGGTAAAGCCCTGGGGAACGGGAAGGCCGATCTTGGTCATCTCGGCAAGGTTGGCGCCTTTGCCGCCAAGAAGCTCACGCATGGTGGCGTCGCCTTCGCTGAAAAGGTAGACAAATTTTTTGCTCATAGCTTTAGATCCTTTCTTTTTTATATGGCTTGA